CAAACACCGAGATGACCCAAGAAGAAGAAGCAGAAGAAAACGTCCGCATCGAATTGGCAGAAGCCCTAGCCGAGTTGCGTGAGTGTTCAGCTCGCCACCACGTTCTGACCACAATCGGAATGCGGATGGCAGGACTAGAAGACCCAACACGCACAGCACGGTTTGAGGAAACCGGCGTGCTGTCTGACCGGATGGACGAGTTGATCCCCGTGGTCAACCTGTTGCGAGTCATCGTCAACGGCTTCGACGAGGAGTAACCGATTGGACGCAGGGGGGTCAAACCCTCTGCGTCTGTTCGTGATGCAATACTTATTGCATGGCAAACGAGATGATCGACGCACAGAAAGACATGTCCGCTCTCATGGCTGCAATACTCCAAAAGGATTGGGACGGATTCGTTATGATGGTCGAAGCGCTTACCGAGTCTGAAGCTAAAAACGTGACAGTCGCAACAATGGGTTTCCTCGGCCAAGCCATCCGAGACTTCGCAAACCAAGCCAACATGGAACCCTTGCAATTCTGGTTAGAAGCTATGGAAGGCAACCACCCCGAAGCGTGAGCGTCCAGCGGGTACTCTTAGACCGTGGCCGCACCTCCTCCCCCGCCGTGTTCCCAGTGGACGACACCTGAGCAGGTTCGTTTGTGCTGCACCGGCTTGGACCCCGCATACGATCTGACTGAGGCGATTCAGTTTGCTTCGGAGATTCTGTTCAGACTTTCGGGTAGGCGTTGGCCCGGTGAATGCAACAGGACCGTGTATCCATGTGCGGGCGATAACTGTGGATGCAGGGGAGACACTTGGTCATGGTTCGCGGCATCTGGTTGGAATTGGGTGTACGCAGGGTATCCGTCGTTGCCTTACATGCTGAACGGCGGGTGGGGTAATCGCTGGGCGGGCTGCGAAGGCATCTGCGATTTGGATTGTGTGGACTTGCCGGGAACTGTTGACGAGATAACACAGATTCTTATTGACGGTGTGCCGCTTGACCCGTCGGCTTACAAGGTTGAGGCGTACAAGCGTGTCTGCCGTGTTGATGGCGGTCATTGGCCTTGCTCTAATCATCTCGGCGCGGAGCAGTGCGAAACAACCGATGAGATCATTGAAGTTGAGATCGTTGCGACAGGCGGCGATTGGTCTATGACTATCGGCACGGTAACTGCCGTGTTTGACTCAACGCTTTCCGCTGTCGATCTTGCCGCCGCAATCGACGTTGCGTTCGGTGCTGGGACGGTTGAGATCGTCTCGGGTGGGCCGGGAACAGTGGCCCCTTATCTAATTGTGTTTGCAAATGCTGTGGCTGGTTTGCCTGTCGTGTCTGTAGCGGATGTGTCTCTTGCCGGTCCTGACCCGTCGGTGGCTGTGACTGTTGTTGAGCCGGGTTGTATCGCAGGGCTTGGAACGTGGTCGATTAGTTACACGCAGGGTTCGTTGCCTCCTCCGGGCGGGCAATACGCTGCGGCTATGTTCGCTTGTCAGATCGCTCTGAACCGGTGTGGCGGCGATGGGTGCATCCTTCCGCAACGGCTGAAGCAGATCACTCGTGAAGGTGTGTCTATGGACTTTGGCGACCCGCTGGACTTCCTTGACAAGGGGCAGGTCGGGATTTATGAGGTTGACTTGTGGTTGAAGTCGGTCAACCCCGCTGGGCTGCAACGGCGGGCGGCGGTGTATCGGGCTGACCATCGTAAACCGAACACGACTTGGACGTAATCAGTGGCTTGTGATCTGCTTGACCCGGCGTATATCAACGAGGTGTTGCAACTTGTTGTTGATGATCTGTGTGTTGCGTTAGAGGAATGCACTGTTCCGGGCGCGCCTGAGTCGTGTTTCATTTCGTGGACCGCTCCGCCGGATGACTGTTGCAACTTCCTTGCGGTGTGGATGGATGAGCTATTGCCGACAGCGGGCTTCCCTGCGGTGAATAACAGCGATCCGTTTCAGTGTGGGGTATTGCGCATGATGCGTGTGAAAGCCCGTCTAGTGCGCCCCTGTTGGCCTGTGGTGAGAGATAACGCTCAGGCACCGTTTCCGTCTGCGGGTGAGATGCAAGCGGCGGCTGAGGAGCTTCTGATTGACTCTAATGTGGTGTGGTGCCGTCTTGTCTCGGCATTCTCTAACAACTTCTATAATGTAAACGAAACAGATTGTTTGTTGTCGATGATCGGTGATCTGCGTCCAGACAAACCACGAGGCGGTTGCGCCGGGTTCACTGCAACGTGGATGATGGAACTATCAAACTGCCGGTGTTGACATGCCAACAAAGTTCACGCTCAACGAACAAGCGATAGCAGGACTGGTCGCCCCGACTGGGATGGTGACCGAGTACTTGCGGGGATTAGGAAATCAAGTCGCAGTGATTGCACGCTCAACTGCCCCGGTCGATACAGGCAAACTTCAAGCCTCAATCCTTGTGACAGAGCGATCTGCTGGTCGAAACGGAACAGCGATTGAGGTATCGGCCAACACGCTCTACGCAACATATGTCAATAGAGGAACCCGACCTCATGTCATCATGCCTAAGAAAGCGAAGATGTTGCGCTTCCCGAACAAGGCAGGCGAGATCGTGTTTGCGAACAAGGTGAATCATCCGGGGACGAAACCTCAACCTTTTATGCTCAACGCAATGCTCGCTGTTATCAGGTAGGATAGTGGTGTTACCACGAGCAAACATGGAGCAAACATGGCTGATGAAGTAGTTGCTACAAGTGATGTGATCGACTCGTTAGCTGCTGAAGCTGACGGCACGAAACTTGAGTTGAAAGTCCGTGACGAGGTGTTCGGTTTAGCACCGGAAATCCCCGCAATCGTGATGCTGCGACTGTCCGCCGCTGGGGACGCTAGGACTCCCCCGGCTCGGCAGATGACAGCGATTGCGAACTTCTTGGAACACGCTGTGATCCCTGATGACCGTGAGAGGTTCAACGACTTTCTTGAGGACGCTGACCCGATCATCGACTTTGAGGAATTGAATGCGATTCTGGAACGGGCCACTGAGGTTATCGCTGCGCGCCCTTCCGAGCCGTAACCCTTCTTTCCTCTTGGTGTGCTGCTAACGCTTTAGAAGTTGACGGCGTGTTGGTCGGCAGAGGCTTACGGCTTACCGATCTGTCGTTGATCCAGATGCTAAACTTTTGCTATTCGCATCTTGTTGCTGAAGCTGATGAGGAAGGCAGAAAGAAAGTGAACCTTGCTCTAGCTGGGCGACTTGGCGAGCATGGCGGCGAGATCATCGACGATCCGATGTTGCCTGCGAGTATGCAGGGCAAAGAGGCTCCTTCATGGTGGAATAGTGACCATGATGCTTTCGCGGATCAGCACACGCTTGCTGATTCTGATACACAATTCCATGGGGTGCGTTGATGGCTGATGTGATCGGGCGCGCTGTCATTGAGATCGTCCCTGACTTTTCTTTGTTCCGCAAAGAGATGGCTCAAACGGTTCAGACTTTGACGCGTGAGATGTCTCAGCAATTAGCTAAGGCTGATGTTGCTGCACCGCTTGCTAAGACATTTGGCGAGGCGGGAAAGAAGGCTAGTGATAATCTATTAGCGGCCACTGGTAAGGCGTTCACTGAGGTTGCTGCGGATGCTAGTAAGGCGGGCGACAAGGTTTCGTCGTCTATGCAAGAGTCGGCGCGCAAGTCTTCTGTTGCGTTTGACAGCGTTGATAAGGCGGTCAATTTTCAGAAGTTGATGACCGCTGCTTATGGTGCGGGCGAGAAGGTCACGGGTTCGTTCAAGGAGTCTGCACGACAGTCGTCTGCTGCGCTTGACACGGTGTCTCAGGCGGGTGCGTTTCAGGGTTTAGCGGCTGCGGCTTCTGCCACTGGGGAGAAGGTGACGGCGGCGTTCAAGGAAGCGGGTCGTCAGGGGCAGGCGGCGCTGCGAGCTATTGGTGATAGTTCTACGTTTCAGGGTTTGTTGGCGGCTGCGAAAACTGCGGGCGAGAAGATAACCGGCGAGTTTAAGGAATCGGCGCGCGAGTCTGAGCGGGCAATGGCGCAAGTCGATCAAGCAGGCAAGACCGGGTTGGGCGGCTTTGGTAAGGCGGCTATTGGTATTGGTGTGGCGACTGCCGGGTTCTATGTTCTCGGCGGTGCGATCAAGGAATCGGTTGAGGCGGCTAACGAGTCTGCTCGTATCGGGCGGATCACTGAAGCTGTTATTAAGTCCACCGGCGGTGCGGCGAATCTTTCAGCGAAACAGATTGACGACCTTGCTGTGTCGTTATCTAACAAGACTGGTATCGACGATGAGGCAATCAAGTCTTCATCGAACGTCCTGTTGACGTTCAAGAATATCAAAGATCAGATGGGCGACGGCAACGACATTTTTGCTAGGACTCAGAAAGCTGTTCTTGACGTTTCAACGGTTCTTGGTAAGGACTTCGCTGGGTCGTCAGTGATGCTCGGTAAGGCGCTCAACGACCCGCTCAAGGGTATGACTGCTCTTGGTAAAGCTGGTATTCAGTTCACTAAGGAACAGAAGGACACGATTGCGGGGCTAGTCCAAACAGGCGATTTGCTTGGCGCTCAGAAACTTATTCTTGCTGAAGTTGAAGGTCAGGTTGGTGGTGCGGCTGCGGCGGCGGCTAACCCGATGGAACGGTTGAAGACCGTTGTTGACAACTTGAAAGAATCTTTTGGTGCGGGACTGTTGCCTATCGTGACAGTATTCGCAGACACATTTGCTGCGCTCTCTACCACACTTGGGCCGGTATTGCAAGAAGTCGGCACAGCACTGGGCGGCGCGCTCGGCCCGCTAATGGAAGCTGTTGGTCCGATTCTTGTAACGCTTGGCGGTTCGTTCGCAGGGATATTGGAGGGGATCACACCGGGGTTAGAAGCGTTAGCGGGTGCGTTTGCCGAAACCTTCTCAACGCTTGGCCCGGTTATAACTGAAACTTTCACAACGATTGGTGCGGTCATTGGTGACCTGCTTCCGGTCTTCACTCCTATCATCGGGATATTAGGAAACTTCGCTGAAGCAATTTTGCCGGTACTCGCTCAAGCACTGTTTGTGATAGGCGATGTTATTGGCAAAGTTCTTGGTCCTGTACTCAATGTTCTTGGACCGCTGATCGCGACCCTCGTTACTCAACTCGGTGATGTGTTCTTGCAGGTTGTGCTTGCGTTGGCTCCGCCGCTGCTGACTATCGCTGAGGTTCTTGGCGGGGCGCTTGCTACTGCGCTGACTGTGGTTGCCCCGTTTCTGCAAACGCTCATTTCAACTTTCGCTGAGATGATTACCGGGTTCTTGCCGGTGCTGGTTCCGTTGTTGATGGCGATGGCTGAAGCGTTCGGGACTTTGCTAACAGCGGTGCTTCCGTTGTTGCCGCTGATCGTTGATCTTGTTGCGAACGTCGGCGGCATATTTTTGGAAGCGATCATTGCCGTCCTGCCTGTTATCGTCGAACTTATAACAGCGCTTGCCACGGGGTTAGCTCCTGTTATAGAAGGCATTAGACCTTTGATCGCTGCGGTCGGTGATGTGTTCCTTGCGATCACTCCCTTCATACCTGTTCTCGCTGATGCGATCCTTCAGGTAGCTCTAGCTGTTGTAGGTCTGCTGCCGTCTTTGATGCCGCTTGTAAACGTCATGGTCACTTTGCTAACAGCGATCATTCCTATCATTCCGCAGTTAGCTAGTATGGCTGCTCAAGCGATTCTGTTGCTGCCGCCGATTGTGGGATTGGTTGCGAAACTGTTGGAGTTTGAGCCGCTCCTGTATCTGATCGTTGCGGCGCTTGCCGCCTACTACGGCGCGCAACTTTTGGGGAACATTGCTAACGGTGCTGCTGCCGCTTTGTTCGCTGCACAGAACATAGCAATCACTGTCTATAGCGGGCTGATGAAAGCGGCGAAGGTAGCGACGGCTGTGTGGACGGGTGCGCAATGGTTGCTGAACGCCGCTCTCAACGCTAACCCGATTGGTCTAATCGTTGTTGCGATTGCTGCTCTGGTCGCGGGTGTAGTTCTTGCCTATAAGAACTTCAAGCCGTTCCGAGACATTGTTGACAAGATAGGC